AATACGATTTAAAAAAATGACGAAAATCAACGGAAATGATTTTAAATAAAAATAAAATTAACGGGAATGTTTATTTAGTAAAATTTGATGCTTCTAATTTTTCTAATGGTGCTAGATGGGATGTATATAACCGTGTGGGATACAATCAAGAAAACTTAACTCAAGTTTTTAAAACTAAAGATAATGAATTTACATTCACTATCAATGACAATACAACTGCTGACAGAATGTATTTGAGAATTGCTGCGGGAACTAGTCCCGATATTTCTAACGTTGAAATATACGACGTTACTTTAGGCTATGCTAAGAACAAAGAAGTAAGTAAGCTTGAAAGCTCAATTAAACAAACTAAAGATGAAATAGATTTAAAAGTTAGTAAAGATAACGTAATAGCAGCTATTAATGCTAGTGTTGAGACAACAGGAGAAGGACCTGCTCAAGGTGTGGTTAAAATCAACGCTGATAAGGTTGATATAAGTGGGACGTTAAAAGCATACACAGGTAATATAGGTAGTTTCTACATAGGTAAAAATACTTATGTAGGATATGGGAAATGGATAACTGGAACTACACATTTTAATGTCGGAATGTCAGATGGAACGAACGGTGACGGAGGTGCAGCCTTTTGGGTTAACTGGGGGTATGACTGGGGTCGAGCAGGTGATGGAGCTTGGTATGTGACAAACGCAGGAAATATGTATGCAAAAAGAAGAGCGTATTTAACAGGTGGAATTGATGTAGGTCGACAAGATATATATGGATATGCTACAACCGGTAAAGTAGGACCAACCTCTGCAATGTGGTGGAATCAAATCGATAGCGTAAGAAGTTCATCTTCTGACAAACGTTTAAAAACTAATATCAAACCAACAAAAATTAAAGCATTAGACACGCTTAATAGTATTGAAATAGTTGAATTCAACTGGAAAAAAGATAACAAATTTGAAAAAATCGGAGCAATAGCTCAACAGGTTCAAGCTGTAGATGAAAACCTTGTTATTAAAGATGAAATTGATAAAGTTAACAACGATTATCTAAGAATTAAATACTACGACACTATTCCTTACCTAATCAAAGCAGTACAGGAACTTTCCAAAGAAAACGACAACCTAAAATTAAGACTACAAAAACTGGAGGAAAAAATTAATGGCAACATATAAAAAGAATTTCGCTAGAGCCACTTATGATAGCAACGGAGGAGTACTGACAACCATCGTCAGTATATTTAGCACTAGCGGTGGAACGGTGATTGAAACAACGCTAAAAGGTGACCATTTAAGCAAGTCAGAAGATGAACTAGTACAACTAGCTTTAGAACAATTTTATCAAGACACCTACCCTAATCGTGCTGAGAATGAACGATTTAGTAAAGTAGATGAAAAACTTAAAGTACTGGATACTAAATTAGCTGAGTTGGATAAGATGAAAAAAGAACTTGAAATTACACAAGGATCACTAATGGACTTAATTACACAAATGAGTGGAAGTTTGGAGGATGAACACCATGAAGATAATTCACAACCTAAAAATTCAAGTGAAGGAGGTGACAGTAATGATGGCAATGCTATTCGCAATTAACATAGCAAAAGGTAAACGTACGTTTGCACAAGTACCAAACTTTTTGAAAGAAAAAGTTAAAGAATGCTTAATCGATATGGATTTAGAACACCTAGCAAAAGAGGGGGCTTAAAGCCCTCTTTTATTTTGAAAAGAAAGGAGTTTGATTAATGGAAATTACACTACCAGAACTAGCCGAACGCTATTACCATTTAGTACAAGATGTGTACATTCATGCTTTTACGCTTGTTGTTTTGTTGGATATTCTAACAGGTGTGGCAAAGGCTTTTGTAACAAAGACACTCAACTCAACAATAAATAGACGTGGATTGATTGAACACATTGTAGTATGTGTGATGTGTATCACAGTATATCCATACTTACTATATTTAGGATTTAACGAGATAGCAACAGCTTTCTTGTTATTTTTTATATTAAGTTATTGTCTTTCACTCATAGAAAATCTAAGTGCTTTAGGAGTACCATTTCCAACTGGTATTAAGAAGAGGTTAGAGAAGATACGAGATGAACTGGACGGAAAGGAATAATAAATGAAAAAATTAATTAAATTAGAATTTAACAACACTACAAGGGAACGTAAGACTGAAGATAGTTATTCGGAATTATATTCTTATGATAAAAATAACGGATCATTTGAGTTTGAAATTTTAAACGATACACTTACAACTGAACAAGTTATAGCATTATTTAAATTCACAGAAAGTAATAAAATCTGGAAGACTACTGGGACTGTTGAGGGAAATAAGGTTAATGTAACGTTTGACACTAGCTTAATAACTCAAAATGAAACTGTAATTTGTTACTTATATTTTGATGAAGAGCAAAGAACATCAGACACATTCAGATTTAAATTCAAAGTAAAAGTATCTGAAATAGATAAAATGAGTCGTTATGAAGTTAAGGAACGTTTTATCAACAATACTGTTATTGTTGATAGATTAGACGTTGTGACAAAGGATGAATTAAAAGAAGCGTTAAAAAATGTTGGTGGAATAGCAACAGAAGGACTACTAACAGAGGTTAAGGCTGAAGAATTATTTGTTAAAAAAACTGATGCCGTGGATAATACTAATTTTGAATTAGTAAAAAATAGAGTACTAGCATTAGAATTAAAAACTGATAAAGATACAGTATATGATGATAGTGAAGTAAAAGAACGACTTACAACGCTTGAGAATAAAGCCCCTGTAGATTTATCAAACTATGCTACTAAGCAAGAATTAGCTAACGTTAGTGGTAGTCAACCATTAGCTGACAACCTTGTGACTAAAGAGGAGTTAGAGAACAAACATTACATTTCAGATATTTCAAATTTAGCAACTAAGGAAGAATTGCAAGAGGTTAGGAATAGTCAACCAACAGTTGACACTTCAAATTTAGTTACTAGAGATGAGTTAACAGCTAAGAATTATCTTACAGAACATCAATCGTTGGATAATCTAGTTACTAAGCAAGAGTTAGAAGAGAAACAATATCTAACGACACATCAAGACTTATCAGAGTACGCTAAGAAGTCAGAACTATACAACGATAGCGATTTAAAAGCACGTGTTGAGGTGCTAGAGCAAAAAACGGATAAAGACACCGTTTATGACGACACACCTCTTAAAGAGCGTGTAATGGCTTTAGAAAGCAGAGCTATTGAAGGTGGAACTTATGATGATAAACCTATTAGAGATAGATTAGATGTGTTAGAAGCTAAAGAAGATAAAGATACTAAATATGACGATACAGAAGTAAAAAACAGACTTACTGAACTTGAAAGTAAGCCTGTTGTTGATACTTCTGTTTTTGTTACTGATGAGAAATTAAACAGTAAAGGATATCTAACTGAACATCAAGATTTAACACCGTACGCTCTAAAATCAGAAATACCTACACCATATAATGATACTCCATTAAATGAACGTGTTACAGCGTTAGAGAGTAAAGCAATTGAGGGCGGTGCATATGATGATAGTGACTTAAGAAATCGTGTAGGGGCTTTAGAGAATAAACCTAATGTGGACTTATCAAACTATGTGACTAGCGAACAACTAGAGAATAAGCACTATTTAACACAACATCAACCGCTTGATAATTTAGTTACAAAAGAAGAGCTTAATAGTAAAGGTTATGTAACTAGTGAAGCACTTAACAGTAAGGGATACTTAACTGAAGAAATGTTAAATAGTAAAAACTATCTAACAGAAGATGTGTTGAACACTAGGAATTATTTAACTCAACATCAAGACTTATCTAGTTTAGTGACTAAGCAAGAACTAGAGAATAAACATTACTTAACTGAACACCAACCACTAACACACCTTGCTACTACTAGCGATTTAGAAGTGTTGAGGAATATAAGTGTAAATAAAGCTGAATTTAACTCATTCAAAGATAATGTTGTTACAAAAACTGAATTAGCTGAAAAAGGTTATTTAACAACCCAATATGATGATACCGATGTTAAGAATAGGATACAGGCATTAGAAAATAGACCAACGACTGGTGGAACTCAAACTCAAGATACTGGGTGGTTAAAAGTAAGTGGTGAAAATGCAATCGCTGGAAATATTGTAGAAATTAGACGTATCGGAAACACTGTACACGTTAGATTTAGAAATGAAAACGGTGATTTTATTATCGATGAGAACATCTATTCTATATTAGATAAAGAAATTAGTGGTGGTTTTGGGTCAGTTACAAATAATTCGCCTATTTTTTCATCAAAAAATAATCGAGAATTGGGAAGAATTATTACAAATGTATCTAACAACAGTATAACAGTTGAGTTAAGTATTGATGTAGAATTACCGGTTTCTAAATCCGTATATATTAACGAATTCTCTTATATTACCGATGACCCGTTCCCAACAAACTTAAATTAAGGAGGACAAACAAATGGAACAATTACAAGGATTACAACCCGCGTTAGTATTCTTAATAGTAACGCTTTTAGGAATGTTAGGGAAGTTTTTAAAAGAGTCGAAATTCTTCCCTAATGAAATGATACCAAACTTTCTAGGAGTGTTAGGAGGACTGATAGGAATTATCCTATTTAAAGATGCAACAGCGATAACACTTGGTGTGGGTGCTGTTGGTGTGCATCAAATTTACAAACAAACTGTAGGAAATAATACAACAAACAACACGGAGGATAAATAATGGTATTACTTAAAAAAATACTAGACTTTCTAAAATCAGAAGTAAACAAACTTCATGATTTTGACGGATACTATGGTAGCCAGTGTGTAGACTGGATAAACTACTACTTATGGACTTTTTGGAAGATAAGACTTTTCGGAAATGCTATTGACTTATTAAATAATGCTAAAGAACAAGGATTACAAGTAATCTACAATGCACCAGGAGTTAATCCAAAGGCTGGAGATATTTTTGTAATGGAAGTACCGTCGCATCAATTTGGACATACTGGAGTAGTGATAGAAGATAGTGACGGATATACAATTAAGACTATTGAACAGAACATTGACGGTAATGCGGATGCTTTAACCAACGGAGGACCAGCACGTTATAACGAGCGTGATTTTACTGGTGTAATAGGTTGGATAAGACCGCAAATCGATTATTCACAGGAGGAACAAGAAATGACTTATACTGAAGATACTACTTACTTACGACAAACACCTCAAGTTGGTGTAGCACCATATAGACAGGTTCACGCTCACTCAACTGGAAATCCAACTAGTAAAGCTAGTGGTGAGGCAACTTATATGGCAAATAAAGACTTAAACAGCGGATTTTACACACATGTAGTTGGTAATGGTAAAGTCTACCAAACAGCATATGTAGGTCAAGGAGCTTGGGACGTTGGCGGTGAGTGGAATAATGAAACGTTCGCAGCAGTAGAGCTTATTGAAAGCCATAGGACTTATGAAGAATTTAGACCAGATTATGCACTTTATATACAGGTACTAAGAGATAGAGCTATTCAGGGTGGTATTCCTACTACTCTTGACAGTAACTCACTAGAAGGAATTAAGACACACTATTATTGCACGAATAACCAACCTAACAATTATTCAGATCATGTAGATCCTTATCCTTATTTAGCTAAATGGGGAATTTCTAAGGAGCAATTCAAAAAAGATGTTGAAACTGGTATTATTTCTAATTCACCTACTAAGGTTGAGTTAGATGTTCTTGATAGCAACACAACACTTGAGAATAGAGAACAACCTTATTATCGTGGTTATTTAAGCGAAGACTACTACCTGGAAACTGAAGCGAACGCAAATAGTACTGATAAAGAATTCATGCCAAAAGGCACTGAAGTGTACGTTTACGAGAAAAAGAACGGCTGGAGTAGAATTGGTTCACACACTAGCAATCAATGGCTAGAGGATGATTATTTGGTTGAAGCTAGTGTATTCTAGATTGATTTTAAAATCAGTTTGTGCTAAAATATAAATTATCCTTTCAACCTACAAATGCGAAGAATAAAAACACTTACAAGCCCTCACTTTTTGTGGGGGCTATTTTTTTATGCAATTTTTAAAAAAGTTTTAAAATATATAGAAGAGCAAGAAAAAGTTTTGAGAAATCTGTTCTCCAACGATATCTCTTCTCTCTTCAAACAGAAGAAAGAATTTGAAGTTAGTTTACCGATGCCGAGGGTGATCTTTTTAGATTTGTTTGATTTTTTGGATCAGGAGTTAGAGTCGCTGACTTGTCCTGCTGATTTTACCTTGACTAGATCCTTTCTAAAAGGGCGTGATTTAGAAGTTGAAGTGATTTTGGGA